ACCTTACAGGTGATTTCGTCATCTTTTATTCAATCCTTCAGGGAAGTAGCTCTGGCACTTTGCTCCTTACACTTATTTGAGAAAGACATTTCAAAGAGCATAGTCACCTGGTTGGGTGGCTTTGACGTCAGGATGACTATGGCTAAAGCCATTAATGTCATAGTTGACGCTATCATCTTACTCATTAAAGTTGGAGAAAGTCTAGCATCTGGAGTTCCGATATCGGAGGTACTCACTAGTGGTGACCCGTATCTTAGAATAATGTCGCGCATTAATATGTTGCTACCGTATTCTGAGATGTTGTATATAGGCTTACCAGAACCAGGGAAGAAGAACGTGCGAGAATTCGTAACAGAAGGGACAGAATTGTGTAAACAAGCTGAACACATTCTATCTACCTTACCTGCTACTAGTTCTCAGTACTCTGCCTTGTATAAGGTACATTTTGCACTGCAAAAAGCTGTACTTGATCAAAAATCACGCTTACGTGCACACAAGCGCATGGCGCCGATTGGTCTAGTATTGGTGAGTGAGCCCGGTGTGGGGAAAAGTTCTTTATTGCCATTTTTAGCAGCGTTGCACTCTGAGGTGATGGGGAGAGAGTATAACCACTCTCATATGTACCATCGAGTTACCAGCTCAGAATACTGGGAACAGTATGAACCTTTTTCACAGCCCTATATTCACTATAGTGAAATAGGGTCTGATCAGCCCAAGCGAGCAGCAATGATGCCAGACATGGTGATAGGAGAATTAACTTCTCTGATAGATGACTTGCCTATGCCAGTGAATATGGCGTTTGGCGAGAAAAATAAGGTGTTTGCCTACCCAGAACTTGTTCTAATCGACACGAACATCGAAGACATGAATATTGGTAAGATTAAACAAAATGAATATGCGTTCAGGCGCCGTCTCATTTATATCAAACCACGTGTCAAACCAGATGTTCGCCTAGATCAAGGCGCAGGAATTGATCCAAGAAAGTCTTTAAACTCCGGGGCTCGCCTTATGGATAAATGGACTTTTGACGTCTATAAATTTACGGCTTCTGCTAACGATAAAGGTACACGAATTGATCTATGTTCTAATGCAAATATAGATTCATTTTGTGACGTTATGAGATCTGAATTTGTTACACAAATAAGCTCTCGGACAGCTTTCCTGAAACGTGAAACGGAACAATTGGACACTAAAACATACACACAATATCCAAATGTAGCAGAGCTATATTCTTTGGTGGATTATGGTGTCCATAGCTCCATGTACTCAGCTGTTATGCATGAGATGCAAAGGAGAGTTGTAGTCCAGGAATCAGCCACGTGTAATGCCATAGGGAACTTTTTCCTTAGATGTTATGTATGGTTTACCATGACATGGGTGTGGTCTTGGATGCTTCTTATCCATGATTGCTGCATCAACTTTGCCCTCCATAAAGTTTGGGTTATTCTCTGGTTTCCATGGGTATATTGGTTTTCTAAACTGATATCTACATGGTTTTTTAAAGCATGGTCCTCATTTTGTTACTATTTACTTGGTTCATGGTGGGATGCCTTTATCTACATGGTGCTCCACACCTCTCTAGGGCACAGAATAGCAGTTCGTAGAGCTAAGAGCGAGCGTAGGGCTGCTCTGGCATTTAAAGTGCGTAAGCTCCATGAGCTCGTCATTGGGACACCACAAGCTGACTTAATACACGGTCAGCGATGGTTTGCTTATGGACTCCATGTTGCTGGGGCACTAAGTGGCCTTGCTCTCTTATATCAAATATTTAATTGGTTGAAAGAGAATAAGCTCACCGTCTTTAATGAAGGCGGTGAAGCTTCTAAGCCACAGCAAGAAATAGGAGAGCTCGAGTCAGAAGTTTTGGCAACTTACGGGCGCAAGAGATTTGCAATTCAACGCGAACATGCCATCTGGAACACTATGTCAGTTCCACTTGAACCTCGTGCAGCTCATACCGGGACGTGTGAAGATCTTGCTACTACCATTGCCGCAAACACTTATAGTTGTACCATAATGCGGAAAGATGGTCTTACAGGAACTACACATATCTTAGGAGTGCGTGGCAATATTGCTCTGATTAACACTCATGCTTTGAGTCCAGGAACCTCCATAACTGTGTCGCAGAACTATTTGCGCCCAGGGTTTGGGCCCTCTACTTTGATAAATTCAGAGAATGTCGTTGACATTGGGGGGGATCTATCTCTTGTCGTATTAAACTCAATGCGATTTAGAGACATAACCTCTCATTTGTTTAAGGGCTCCATATCTCGTGTTTCGTACACAGGAAACTTCAGAATGAAGAAAGTGCAAGCGCGATTAAGGAGGAACGTGACTTACACGTCAACTGATGGCACATTCACCCTGCCTGATTCGTTTGAATATTCATTCGTGGATCATCGTCGTGGAGAGTGTGGTCGTCCTTTAATCTTGGATATCAATGGACCAGTTATTGCTGGAGTCCATTCAGGAGGATATAACGGCATGGGATACGCCACGGTAATTAATTGTGATAGAATCCTCGAAGCTCTTGCAAGTTTACAAAATCCGCAGATTTTTGAAGTCTTGTCGCGTGAGGACAACGAATCATTAGATAAGTTCATTAATGAGAATGTGGATGGGAGTGAAGTCATTGTCACCTCTGAATCTGCAACATTAATTGAACCTCGTCCTAAAAGTATCGTTAAATATGAAGACCTGACCGGATTGAATTACTTAGGTGATACTGGAAGGCGAATTTTGCTTGATAGTTCGAGCAAATTGATGCCAACAGGCTTCGCGAATGAAGTCAGGACTATTATTGAGGACGCAATTAGACGTCAGGACATTGATCCAAACGTCACTATTGCAGAGCCAGTCTTGTATGGTAGGCCTAGGATGCGACCAGGTTGGGTTGATGGGGAGTACATTTCCCCAATGAACCTAGCTATCAAATCCATGGCTAAGCCTAAAGCTGTCTTAGACCAATCTATCTTGGATAGGTGTGTGTCAGAGTTTGCCACAAGAATTACCAACCGATTGGCTTCGGAGGGCATTGAACTGGCCCCTTTGAAACTAAAGAGCGCAATTAATGGTTGTGATGATGATCCCTTCACTAGAAGGATGAACCTTTCTACCTCATCAGGATTCGGCATGCCAGGGAAAAAACGAGATCATTTCTTTGAGGAAGAGAAGCACAAATACGTGCCCTCAGACCAAGTTATATCCAAAGTTTTGACCTTGGCTCAACGCTATATGCAGGGTAAGTCTGGATACGTTGTGTACACATGCAAGTTGAAAGACGAAGCACGTACATTGGCGAAGTGTCGAGCTGGAAAAACCCGAGTCTTCTACATGATTCCGCTAGACTATTTAATTCTTAGTAGGATGTTTCTATCTCCATTCTACACCTTAATGGTAGAGTGGAATGAAACTTTCTTCACGTCTGTTGGAATAGATATGCACTCACAAGCACATCGAGTTTTCGATACATTGAATAAATTCGGGGATCCAGAGCATAATTTTGAAGGAGATTATGAAGGGTACGACCAGCGCATGCCATTCCAAATAGGGAAAGCTGCGTGTGACGTTATCTTCAGAGTCTTAAAGTTTGCAGGTTACAACGATAAGTCGCTGTCCATAGTTAATGGAATATTGACTGATATGATGTTTCCTGTTATAAATGCTTATGAGTCCCTAATAGAAGTGCCAGGTTTACAGCCCTCTGGGATGTATGGTACAGCTGAGAATAACTCCTTACGCGGAGTTCTCTTACTCATGTATGCTTGGTATTCTAACCCATATACACGTGATTATGATTTCTTTGAAAATACGAGTTTTAGTACATATGGAGATGACGTATATGGCTGTGTGCATCCTGCATTACAACAGTACTTTAATTCTCGTACTTACTCTGAATTTTGTAAGGAGCATTATCTCATGGGTTTCACAGCTGCAGATAAGTCCCCAGAGGTTCCAATATACACGCCACTACATAAACTCACTTTTTTGAAGAGAAGGATTGTGTGGCGTAAGGACATCTCTCGTTGGGTTGCTCCGCTTGATTATCAATCACTAATCAAGACTTTGTCATGGGTCATGCCTTCTGACAATGTTTCGTTAGAAACCCAGTTACAGTCGATGTTTACATCGGTAGTGTGGGAACTCGCATACCATTTACCCTCATCTCTACACTTTGAGACGGTTGCGGCACTAAAAGCCCTTTTCGTCGAAAAGTATTTTGGAGGAGTAGATTTCAAAACCCCTTCGTGGGCGGAGATAATGATTTCTACTTTTGGGGAAGACTATCTTTCGGATAGTGGTCGATCGTTAGACGAGCAAACGACTTGTTTGTCTGAATGCGACATCTCCTACAGTCGGACCCTAGACACTAGCATTGAGTCAGCTGTGTCTCGAACTTGGCTCACTAATACTGATAATAATAATATTTTTTCCGATCCAGTTGGTAATCTTAGCGAGCAACAGCTGATCGATTTTTATAGTCAACAGTTGGTACAAGTACAAATGGAATTAGATCGTGATCATTCTTCATTTAGTAATATGCGTGAATCTGAGATTCGCAGACTTCTTCTAACGACGTTAAGTGAACAACAGAGGAAGGCCGCAGAATATCGATTGCGTTTATTATCTCATGTCCATTCGTTACGACATACCATAAATTTACTGACTTCTCGGCAGGATAGGATCTTCGTACAGGCGGAGTCTGACATTGCTGAATCTCAACAGTCTACTGGATTGATATCGCATGTTGCTACTGATGAGAATTTAATGGAGGTCATGGGAGCACCACCTCAAATCACGAGTGCTGGTGAGGCCACTGCTAATCGGACTGGTCAACAGGGAACTTTGGATATATCCAATTTTCTTAGTCGTCCAATCCAAATCTTTGAAGGTGAGTACAAAGAAGGTGGAAATGCCACTTTACGCTTGCCTATATGGCAGTTATTCACCAGTGCACCTTCTATTCGTGCAAAATTAAGAAATTTTGCCTATTTAAGGGCAGACATGAATGTGCGGGTCATTGTGTCTGGTACTCCATTTCACAGCGGAAGGTTGTTAATTAGTTATCAGCCTTTTGACGTTCGCAATGACGTTCTGAATCATTTGTCAGCATCAGCAACTGCGGTGACTGGCATGAAGAAGCTGTTAAACGCCTATTTGTCCCAGTCTCCAGGTTCTGCGACTATAAATGTCAATGAGAACAAGCCTTTGGAGTTTAAAATTCCATTTATAAACACGAAGCCTATGATGCGTTTATTTAACACATCGACTGCTGTTATATCAGCGGGTACCGCATTTGCTGATGCAGTCGAAATGGGCTCACTGTACGTTGTGGACTTAAACAACATTGAGAGTGTTTCTCCTACACCTACTCCTATATATGTCCAGATATTTTGCTGGATGACGGATGTCGAATTAGGTACATCTACTGCTACTCAGTTGGTTGTATCTACTGAGAGTGGTATTTTGGTTCAATGTGAGTCAGACGAAAGAGAAACCGGGCCGGTGGAGCAAATTGCGTCACGTGCCCTTCAGATTTCAACTGCACTAGAATCCATACCGTCAATAGGTATTTTTGCGAAGGCAAGTTCCATCGTGTTTAGTGGTTTACGTGGTTTAGCTGCATTGTTTGGATGGTCGAAACCTAGTATTATTGTTTCTCCTCATTTGGTGAGACCTGATCCGTTTCAAAACGGTGCAATGGTAATAGGACATGACACCACCAAACGTGTTGTGATTGACCCAAAACAAGAGTTAACAGTGGATCCGCGAGTGTGTGGAACAGATGAAGATCACATGGTGATACAACATTTAACTGCTCGCAATTCGCTTATAGATACTTTTGTGTGGTCACCGACTAATACAGTTATGGCAAATCCTATTTGGATGAGCCGAGTGAATCCACTTATGTGCACTACGTACACGGGAAATGGAATTACGTATGTTCAGCCCTCCGCTATGGCTTTTGCTGCAGCCCCATTCCAGTATTGGAGAGGGGATATCATTTATAGATTTGAGATAGTTGCCTCCACTTTTCATCGTGGAAAGATTGCTGTATTTTATGAGCCCAATCTTAATCCTGGGGCCATTATAAATACGGACATATCGTTCAACAAACAGTTTCTCCGCGTTGTGGATATTCAAGACACTCAGACTTTTGAAGTTACAGTGAATTGGGCATCATACAGGGACTGGCTATTAGTGGGCCTTCCCACTAACGTCAAGAACAACCATGCGGACTTGTTTAATGCTACTGAACGAAATGGCTATTCTAATGGTTACATTGGAGTAGTTCCTTTCACACGTCTTCAGTCACCTGATGATAGTGGCGTAGCTATAAACGTTTATGTCCGAGCTGAGGACATGTGCTTTAATTATCTTACCAGTTATAACATGCCGACTAAGCGCCTCCTTCCGGGGATAGTGATAGAATCTGGCATAGTGGTCGAAAGTGAATCAGGTATTGCAACTACATCCACTAGTGATAACGGTGGGTATGTTTCTCAAGATGTGTCTAACGTCGATTTGAACCCATCTACTGCCACACGGGATCATATAGCTGAACATTGTTTTGGTGAAGTTCCTATTTCATTCAGGGCGCTTCTCAAGCGTTATGTAACGGTTAGAACATTTAATATCACCCCAGGGCCCTATTTTGGTGGGCCCCAATTCATTCAGATATTTAAGAAAAACATACCTTCCTTTGATGTCGCAGATTTTGGTAACAGTCTAGAGTTTCCTAATTTGTTAGGTTACCTAAGGAAGGCTTACCTTGGAATGAGAGGCTCAGTTAAATACCGCTTGCATTGCAATGGTATAAACGACTTTACAGGAGGCTCTCCAGGAACTAATAACCTTCTTAGTCATGTGAAGATATCTAATATCAACGCATATCATGGGTCATCAGAGGCTATTGCTGCCACCGGCAGTCATTCAATAGCACGCAATAGACTTGAAGGTACAGTTTCATTCATGCCAAGTGTCAATGGTGGTATTGAGTATGAGATCCCGTATTACTCAAATAACTATTTTTCATTTGCTTTCTCGGAAAGTGATGGATTATCGCAGACATCAGATGATGTTTTTAATCCAGTCTTTCCTAAGACTCATATTATTGAGCACGAAGTGCTCGGCACATATGAGACTTTATATGCATTTGACTTCGCTACAGGCGAAGATTTTTCGCTGCTGCGCTTCCAAGGCGCACCCTTCTACTCCTTTTAGGGGTAATTAATTCTTTTTCGTATAGAAGACTTGAGTTTTCGGTAACACACTTTCTCAAGGATCTTCATTTTCGAGAAATAAAGTTTATTAGAATTCCACTTTGTGGGACCGGAGAGAACGGTATATAAGAAAAGAGTCCCTGGATTCTTCTCAAGCTTTATTTCGGGGACTCTGTTCCCTGTTTCCAA